TTATTTATTATTTATTATTTATTATTTATTATTTATTATTTATTATTTATTATTTATTATTTATTATTTATTATTTATTATTTATTATTTTTTAAATATTATCAATCGATATTGTTTTTAATTCTGAACTATTAGATTCATTGGATTCATTAGATTCATTAGATTCATTAGATTCATTTAAATCATTTAATTCATTAGATTCATCATATTCATTTAAATCATTAGATTCATTAGATTCAAATTCTGTATTTATATTTATTGTACCTCCACCCATATTTTTTTTAGTATCATCTTTTTTTGTAACTTCCTGTTTACTTGGGGATATTTTTTCAATAATAGAATTAACAGACTTTTCTATCGTTTCTGATATTTTATCTGATACATTATTTACAAAGCTAATTTTCTTTTTTTCTTCTACACTTTCATCGCTTTCACTAATAGCTTCTTCTTCTGCTATCTTTTTCATTTGTTCTTGTCTAACTCTATGTAATTTAGCTTGCATTGATTCATCATTATCGCTATATACACTTTCTTCCTCATCGTTAAGATTACTACTTTGAATAATTTTATTTTGACTTTCAATTAATTTTAGATCTTTTACACTTTTAATATCTTTTAGATCTTTTATTTCATTGTTAATATTAACTTTATTAAATATATCAATAGTATTTTTATAACTCATACTTGAAAGTTGTTCAATATTATTTTCTGTTATAATACGCATTTGTATATTCATTGTTTGTAATTCTTGCATTAATAATTTAAATGCATATGGTACTCTAATAATACTAAATTTTCTTCCATATTTTGTAATATAATCTAATTTTAAATCTTCATCTGATGTATTATTAAATTTTAATGGTCCATCTAAATATGGACTAATAAAAATATCTTTAGATTCATTATATACTGCTATCATTCCTGTTCTATCGCAAACAGCCATAAAATATTCATCTCCTCTTATTGTCATTGATTCTTCTAAAAATTTACTGGCTCCATGTGCTATAATACCATCGCGTTCCATTTCACCTATTCTTAATCCCCCATCATTTGCTCTACCTTGTACTGTTTGTCTTGTTAAAACTGTTCTAGGTCCTTGTGCTCTATAATTAATTTTATCTTTAACCATATGTTTTAATCTCATATAATAACAAGGACCAACAAATAAATCCATATTTAACATTTCACCTGTTTCACCACTATAAAATATTTCCGTTCCAGTTCCTGAATAACCAATATTTTTTAATAAATTTCCAAAATATTCATGTTTTGGTCCTTCATTTACAAAAGCAGTACAATCACCAAAACCACCATACATAGCACACGCTTTACCCATTAATGTTTCAACTAATTGACCTATTGTCATTCTGCTAGGTATAGCGTGTGGGTTAATAATAATATCAGGTCTAATACCATCAGCGGTAAAAGGCATATTTTCTTCTGGAATTATTAATCCAACAGTTCCTTTTTGACCACAACGACTACAAAATTTATCTCCTATTGCTGGTATTCTTTCTTCTCTTATTCTAATTTTAGCAATTCTGAAACCTTCTTCACCGTCGGTTATAAAAGATTTATCAACAAACCCTAGTTGTCCTTTTTTTGGAGTAACAGATTCATCTATAAAATTATTAGGATTATTAATATTATTATTAACTTTACCAATAACAACAATTTTATCATTTAATTCGGTATTTTCCTCAATTAATCCATATTCATTTAATTTTGAATAATCATAACCAGGTTTTTTATTAATTACATTTTCTTTTTCTATATTTGTAAATTTACTATCATTTATTGAACCAGCTACTTTTGTAGTTTCTTCATATGCTTCATACATATTAAAATATGTTGTATTAAACATTCCACGTTTTACAGAACCTTCATTAAATAAAATAGAATCTTCTACATTATATCCACCATAACAGCCTATTGCTGCTATAACATTAACACCATATGGATGTTCTTCATTATTAATATATTGTAAATATCTACTTTTAATTAATGGTTTTTGTCCATTATTTAAAACAACTCCCATTTTATCTATACGATATTGATAATTAGAATTATATAAACTTACACCTTGTTTACTTTGTCCACATGAAAATAAATCTCTTGGTAATTGATTATTTTCAGGAAAAACAATTTGATTTCCCATAATACCTAATATTAATGATGGATGAATTTCTAAATGAGTATGATATTTATTTATTTCATTTTCATTTACAGCTATTAATAATGTTTCAGTTTCAGCACTATCTATATATTCTATTATTCCATTATTTTTTAATAATTCATTTAATTTATCAAATTGTTTTTCCGATGTATATTTATTTGGAACAAAATCAGATTTTATATTAGAATATAAATCTTCAGGAAAATTAAAAACATAATTTGATTTTATAAATAAATCATAAATATTATTTATATTTTCATTTTTTTTCATACTATTAAAGCCAATTAATAAATTATTAAAATCATATTCATTTTTTTCTAAATATTTTTTTATATTTTCTTTATTATAGCTGATTTCACCATTTTCTATATAAAAAATAGGTCTACATAATCTACCGGAATCAGTATAAATATATATTATATTTTCTTTTATGTCCCAGCTAATACTACTATATATAGGTATCAATCCTAAACGTCTATAATATTTTAATAAATTTATTACTTCTATTGGATTCTTAACAACGCCTACCCAAGAACCATTTACAAATATTTTTGTACAACTATTTATATATTCAATAGTACATTCTGTTAAAAATTCCATAAATACTACAATTCTTAATAAATCTATTATCTTTTCTCTCGAATATCCAATTGTAATATGACATCCTAATGACATATGTTTATGAAATCCTACATTTCCACCATCAGGTGTATCAACCGGGTCTATTATACCCCATTGTGATGAATGTAATAATCGGGGACCTACAATTTTAGAATCACTATCCATTGGTAAATTTATTTTGCGTAAATGTGATAAAAAAGAGTTATGTGATAAACGATTTAAATCTTGTATAACTTCTGGTCTTTTAGTATGTTCTTCTGCACCCCAATTTCCTTTAAAAGCTTTTTTAAAACCAGTTTCAACAATTCTGTCTTTAAAATATTCTAAATAATTATTTTCTATTAAATCTGTAAAATTATTTTGATATATGCTTTCTTTATAATAATATTCTTTATCTATTTTTTGATAAATATGTTTTTGTTGTATAGTATAATATTCTTTAAATAAATCATAAATCATTGAACCTGTTAATTCAACACGTTTGTATTTAAAATTATCTCTATCTGTTGCTTTTTCTTCATTAAAATAAACTCTTAATAATTTATTTACCATAAAACCTAGATAATAAGCTTTATCTATATAATTATCTTCACCTATATGAGGTAATAAATAATCCATTAATATTTCTAAAACATGTGGTACTGTTTTATTTTTTAAAAATGTAGCTATATATTTTATAGCTGTTTCTTGTGTATAAATATTTCCGGCATCATGAATACTAGGTCTAAAAAATTCTATATAATTACTATATTTATCTATATCCAATAAACAAAATTTAATAATATCTTTGTCCGATAAAACTCCTAATGCTCGCATTAATATAAAAAATGGTATAGGCATTCTAACATTTGGAATATTAACTACTATTTGATTATTAGTATATTTTGTATCCTCTCTAACAATTTTAATGGCTAATGTTCTTATTGGTTTTGAAGCGTCTTCACTTACAGAACGAATTTCACAAGAATGACTATATAATTCATTTACATTATCTTTTATATAAATCATATTATCCGAAAATTTTTCTTGACAAACTAAAACTTTTTCTTTACCATCAATTATAAAATAACCGCCTGGATCATTTTTACATTCTCCCATATTAAATTTAACACTGGGTGTCAATGTGTTTAAAATACACAAATTTGAATTTATCATAATAGGAAATTTTCCGAAATATATTTTTTGTAAAGTATTTTCTATAATATTTTCTTCACCATCGTCGTTTATTATTTTATATATAATATCCACGTCTATATGTAGAGTTGTTCCATAAGACATATTTCGTAATCTTGCTTCATTTGGAAACATATAATGTGTTCTATTTTCATCAAAAATAATTGGTTTTCCAAAATATAATTTTTTACCATCTTTTCCACCAATATAAATATCTGCCTGTAAATTATATTTTTTAGTTTTGGTATCTTGATTTTTAAATATTTGAATTGGGTTTTTTTCCTTAAATATATTATGTATTTTATTATCAAAAAAATCATTATAAGAATCAAGATGATGTTTTATCAATAAACTACGATTGTCTTTAAAATATTTATCAATTATATTCCATATCATTTCATCTTTACTATTTTTTTCCATAATTATTATATTATAAATATAGTTTTAATTTTAATTATATAATTGATATATATAATTAAAATTTTATTATAATTATATTATTAATAATCCACTTGTATTTTCATTATATGTGAGTAAGATTAATCCCATTATTACAAAAAATAATAATATTGGTAATAAAACAAAAATCCATGATAATTCACTATATCCTGCTTTACATAATACATTCAATATAAATGTCCAAAATAATATATATAAAATATGAAATATAAATATTACAAATGTATGACCTACATTACATTTATAAGGTCCCATACAAAATACATCATTATTTCCAAAATTTTGTAACGCTAAAACTAAAAATATTATTATTGAAAAAAAGAAATATATTGATGCAGGAGTACATAAGTTTTTAAAATCTTTTGTATATTTATTTAAATAACTTTTATTATTATCAAATTTTTTTACCATTTATAATAATTTAATAAAAAAAAAATTTTATTAAATTATTATCTCTAAATTTAATAGGTTATATTTATTTTTATAATATAATTTATTTTTATAATATAATTTATTTATTAAATTATTAAATAAATTATTCTATATCAACATGTGTTAACATATGACGTCTACAACAATATTTATTTAATCTCAATTTATCTAATACTTCCCCTTCAATTGTTTTATCAATAGTATTTTTTGTTAAATATTCAATTTTATTAATATCTAAATTTTTTTCTGCTTTTTTTTTACTAATCTCTTTAACATAATATCTATATTTATTTCCTAATACTTTACCACATGTAAAACATTTAACAGGAATAATCATATTATATAATTTATATATTATATAAATTATATAAATTATATATTTATATTCAATTTAAAAAATAATAATAATAAAATAAAAATAAAAAAAATAAAAAAATAAATTAAAAATATTATAATAAAAATAAATAATTATGCTACAACATCAGGATTGGAATAATATTACTTTTAATACTAATAATAAAAACACTAATAATAAAAATACTAATAATAATACTAATAAAAATACTAATAA